CTAGTGGACTTGGAAAAGTCGCAAACGCTAGGGAATTTTTTATTGGAACAGATGGATATGTTCGTGAAGGTTTCTTAGACATGATGAAAGAACGAGCGATGAACATATTGGAAGGCAAAGATTTAGACGATCCGTTATTTCCTTTCATATGTAAGATTGATGATCCTAAAGAGCTTGATGATCCGTCAGTGTGGGAGAAAGCTAATCCAATGTTTAGCAAGCCTATGAGCTTTTACGCTAAGGGATTGTTGAAGAAAGTAATCACGCAATACAAGCAACTCGCAAACAATCCTTCTAATCGTGAAGAGTTTATGACTAAACGGATGAACTATCCTGAAGTCGATTTAAATAAAACAGTCGCATCATGGGAAGACATCTTAGCAACCAACAGACCATTCCCCGAATTGAAACATCGTACAGCAGTAGGTGGCTTAGACTTTGCAAGCATTAAAGATTTCGCGGCTGTTGGGTTGTTATTCAAGATAGGTGATGAATACGTGTGGAAGTCTCATTCTTATGTTCGTAAAGGGTTCTTGGACACGGTGCAATTAAAAGTACCTATCAAACTGTGGGAAGAACAAGGTTTCCTTACAATACTTGATGAGCCTGTAATTAACATCGCTAACATCGTTAATTGGTTTGTGGAGATGCGTGAGATATATGGAGTTAATACAATCGTAGCCGATACATTCAGACTTGATTTAGTTAAGTCAGCGTTAGAAGCAGAAGGTTTTGAACTGCAATACATCCGCAACCCTAAAGCGATTCATTCTCTCCTAGCTCCAAGAGTAGAAACGATGTTCGCTAATAAACAAATCATCTTCGACGACAACCCACTGATGAGATGGTACACGAATAACGTGTACGTCCACATCAAGAAAGATGGGAACAAAGAGTATTTGAAGAAGGATGAATTCAGAAGGAAAACAGATGGTTTCCAAGCCTTCATACACGCTTTGTTTCAAGCGGATAAAATATTGGGCGAAGACGTTGATTTCTTTGTTGGGAACATTAAGTTTTAAAAAAGGAGGTGAAAATAAATAGTGGGTTTCTTAGATGCAGTATTCAAAAGAAATAGCGAACTGGGCTTCATGTTTGATGTTGAAATGTTTGTGGATCAATCCACAAGAACGCATATGAAACGGTTAGCGATCGACACGTGTGCAGCGTTCTTAGGTCGAACGATTAGCCAAACAGAATTTAGAGTAAAGAACGGCAAGGCATATGAAAAAAACGAATTGTACTATCGTTTAAACGTCAGACCGAATAAGAATCAAACAGCTAGTACATTTTGGGGGACGTTCGTTAATAAGTGTATTTACGAAAACGAATGTTTGATTATTCAAGCTGACGATGGTGATTTGTTAATCGCTGATAGCTTCGTTCACAATGAGTACGCAGTCTTGGGAGATTATTTTTCAAACGTTGTCGTCAAGGAATTTGAATTCAAACGATCATTTAAACAAAGCGAAGTCATCCACATTCGATATGCTAACGGAAAATTAGTTCCATTGATTGATAGTTTATTTACTGATTATGGTGATTTGTTTGGACGTATTTTGAGTTCGCAAAAGCGTAAGAATCAGATACGAGCAACGGTGGATATGGATATGATTTCTGCTAAGAGTCAAGAACATCAAGCGAAGTTACAAGAGTTCATTAATAACATGTATAAGGCTGTTGATTTAAAAGACGTTGCGATTATTCCGCAACAGAAGGGCTTTGAGTACAAAGAAACCTCTCAGGGTGGTTCGGTCGGTCAAAGTGTGGACGAAATCAATAAGGTAACGAATGGCTTCCTTAATCAAGTGGCGATGGCTATAGGTATTCCAGTCAGTTTGTTATACGGAGATATGGCAGATGTAGAGAAGAACACGAAGAACTATATGATGTTCACTGTTGAAGCGTTATTGAAGAAAGTGAAAGACGAAGCAAACGCTAAGTTTTTTGACCAAGAAGAATATCTCGCAGGTAATCGAATTGAAACGAAGAGTATTTCGTATAACAACATGTTCGACTTGGCGACAGCCATTGATAAGTTGGTTTCATCTAGTGTGTTTACGGCTAATCAAATCCGTTTGGCTCTTGGTGAAGAAGCTTCAGACGATCCGATGTTGGACAAGCATATGGTAACGAAGAACTATGAAACAACAGACACTTCGAAAGGTGGTGAGAAATAAGAGTGAGATTCCTAAAATTCAAAAACGAAAAGTATGTAGAGCAATTAAAAAGCATTCCTCACAATTTCGGAGTTGTTCATGACGAAGAAAAGAATGAATCAACATTAACGATTTATGGAGTCATTGGTGATTCGTGGTGGGATGATTCCACATCTGCAGCGGATATTGATAATGCTTTAAAAACAGTAGGTTCTAATGATTTAGTCATTCACCTAAACTCACCTGGTGGAGATGCGTTTGACGGAATCGCTATTTATAACCGATTAAAAAATCATCCAGGTAAAAAGACAATACATGTTGATGGATGGGCGTGTTCTGCGGCTTCAGTAATTGCTATGGCTGCTGATGATTTAATCATGGGTGCAGGTTCAATGATCATGATACACGAAGCAAGCACAATCGTTTGGGGTACGAAAAACGGATTCCGAAAAGAAGCTGATTTGCTTGAGAAGCTTGAAGATGGTCTTATCGACATCTATATGACAAAAGCGAATATCGAACGTGAGGAAATCAAAAACATGGTTGACAACGAAACGTGGTTTTCCGCAAATGAAGCTGTCACTATTGGTTTTGCTACATCAACTGCTACTCAGCCTATGGAAGAAAGTCCTGAAATCGTTAATCTACGAAGTCGGGTACAAGCAATGCAAAATGAATTACAACAACTAAAAACTACGGAATCAGAGAAGCCTACACCTGTTAAAGAAAACAGCGCTCGTAAGGCTTTTTTGAATATCTAAAAAAATTGGAGGAAACAAACAATGACGATTAAATTCAACAAATCAGAAGCGTTTCAAAATGCAAAAACAGCTTTAACTTCGGTACTAGCTAAAGAAGGTGCAACAGAACAAGAACAGACTCAAGCGTTTGGTAACTACTTTGATACACTACAAACTGAGGTAGCTAACGCGGTACGTTCACAAGTAAATGACGAAATGTTAGATCGTTCTATTCTTCAACAACGCGGTCAAAATGTTTTAACGTCTGAAGAAACTAAGTTCTTCAATGTTGCGGTTTTAGAAGGTGGATTTAAAGACGATTCAATCCTTCCTGTAACGACTCAAGAGCGCGTGTTTGAGGACTTAGTACAAGAACACCCATTACTTGAAGCATTAGGTTTACAAGATTTAGGGGCGGTTACTCGTTACATCTACGCTGATGCAACTAAAGCATATGCATGGGGGCCATTATTCGGACCTATCGCTGGACAAATTAACGCAGCATTCAGTGAGGAGTCAATCGGACAATTCAAGTTAACAGCATTTGCAGTTATCCCTAACGACATGTTGGAACTTGGTCCAGTATGGGTTGAACGTTATGTTCGCACATTGTTGGTAGAATCATATTCTACTGGTTTAGAATTCGGATTCGTTAACGGTACTGGTGCTAACCAACCAATCGGATTGTTGAAAAATGTTGATCCTGCTACAAGTGCAGTAACGGACAAAGTATCTTCAGGAACATTAACATTCGCACCTTCTCAATATGGTGAGGTTGTTTCAGGAGAACTTTATAACGTAGTAAGCGCGTTATCTACTGATGCTGATGGCAAGTCACGAAAAGTATTGAATAAAGTCGTGATGGTTGTGAATCCTGTGGATGCTGTTGGGGTTCAAGCACGAAACACAATTCAAACTGCTAACGGTCAATGGGTTATGGCATTACCTTATAACGTTCAAGTTGTTGAGTCTGAAGAAGTACCAACGAGCAAAGCTATCTTCTTTGTTAAAGGTGAGTATATCGCAATCCTTGCAGGTGGTTACAAACTTAAAAAATTCGATCAAACTCTTGCTATCGAAGATGCAACTCTTTACACAATCAAACAGTTTGCTAATGGTAAACCAAAAGACAACAAAGCTGCATTGGTGTATGACTTGAATATTTCTTTCACTCCAGCAGTCTAATCTAAAGGAGGTTATTAAAAATGAAATACAAAGTGATTAATAGATTCACAGATGTGGAAGATAACAATACAGTTTATGAGATAGGTGACGAGTTTCCGAAAGGGAACTTTAAACCCACTAAGAAACGTATTGATGATTTATCTAAAGTACATCCAAGGTACAAATACATCTTTATTGAAGAAGAAAAACAAAAAAGCAAGTCAAAACCAGCTGCAAACAAGGAGTGACGTTGAATGATTGTTACTCCTGGTACATTACAAGAATTTAAAGATCGGATGCACTTAGGGGATGATGAAGACGACAACCTAAAGCGCATCCTTTCTGCGTCTAATGCCGATTTAGTGAGGATTTGCGGTGATTATGACATCAATACCGATGAAGCGTTCAAGGAGTTAGTCTTTGAGCGTTCTCGGTATGTCTATAATGATGCGTTGGAGTATTTTAATACGAATTTCCTCAACCAAATCAACAATCTCGGTGTTGCTAAAGCTCTTGATGAAATCATTTTGCCAGTAGGTGAAGCTGATGCAACCGTTTAAGTACAATCCTGAGTATCATTCGGGGAGATTTAACAAGAAAATCACATTTCAACTCAATCAAGAGACAGAAAACGCAATGGGCGACACTGTAACGGATTGGGTTGATGTAAAAGTCATGTGGGCTATGGTGAAAACCACAAAAGGTAGAGAATATATTCAAGCTGCTGCTGTTCAAGGTGAAAATACGGTTCGTTTTGTTACCAGGTACACCACTGGATTAACCAATGATATGAGGATTGTATATAAAGGGCGCACTTTTGAAATCATTGCTCCACCTATTAATGATGACGAGTTGGATAAGACTCTAACCATTATGGCTAAAGAGGTGATGGACATTGCCACTACCTAGAAGCGTCACAAAGATTGATAGAAAAGGTGGAGTCACCTTCACATCTAATGTGGATGCGGTTAATTATACAATTCAAGAATTGACTCGTGCCGCGTTGAGAGATGTGGCCAAGTTGATTCGCAAGAAAATGATCATTGAGTTGAAAAAGTTACCTGGTATGAAACGTTCTAAACGTATTTTCACTTCCACACAGTATTGGGTTCGCAGACGTGATGCTGATTTGCAAATCGGATTCAAGCATGATTCCTGGTATGGTGCTAGAAGCGAATTAGGAACACATGGTTCTCCTGCTCGTGGGCTACTAAGGAAAATAGTTTTCAATAACATTGATGAGATCATAAAAATTCAATCACAATATTTGAGTGGGATTTCAAATGAAAAACCTTCTCTTGGTGGAACGAGTGAATCTGAATATGAAAGTCCGAAGGGTGAAGAATGATGGAAAGACTTAGAACACATTTAAGGAACTTGCTCAAGTTATATCATCCACAGGTTCATTATCAAGTAGCACCAACTACAGCAACATTCCCATACATCGTCCTTAATCTCCCAAACTCATTCACCAATGAGGAACAGGAGATTTTTTCTTTGGACATTGATATTTGGGACAATCGAACGGACACAACAGAATTAGAATCATTAGCATCAAAACTGTGGAAGGAATTACACCATTATCGTTATTCGGATGATGAAATTCAATTCAGTATTTATCGTGAAAATCGTATTCCCGAACTAGATGAAACAGAAATCGGTATTCGACGGAGAAAATTAATTTTCCAACTACGTTATTTTGATAGAACGTTATTAGATTAAAGGAGGATTTCATAAATGGCTAAAGTATTCAGTGGTTATACAGCAAAAACAGCAGAAAATCTTTTGCTTGATGCAGGAGCATTTTTTGTAAACTTTAATGTCGGTACAGACACATTCGATACGGCAGTTCTCGCAGGTAAATTACTAGGGGCAACCCGTGGTGGTGGCGAATTTGAAGCAACACCTGAAATGCGACCAATAGAAGTAGATGGCGTGAAGGGTGTAGCGAAAGGTTTACAGGTAATTGATTCATGGGAAGTTAAACTAGTGGCTAACGTCCTTGAAATTACAAAAGAGGGATTACAAAGAGCATTGACTTCAAGTGAGGTCGATACAACTACAGATCCTAAGTATGACATCATCAAAGCGAAAAACGACATTGAGTTGACGGATTACATCGACAACATCACGTATGTGGGTAAAAAAACGGGTGCAACTGATCCAGTTATAATCCAGGTTTATAACGCTTTGAATACATCAGGATTGAAATTACAAACACAAGATAAAGGTGAAGCTGTAATTGCTATGGAGTTCGTTGGCCACTACGATGTAGAGGATTTAGATTCACCACCATTTGCAATCTTCTATCCAAAAACAGTAGTTACACCATAAACAATTTAAGCATCCGTTGAGGGTGCTTTTTTATTTTATTAAAAATCGGAGGACAACTATGACAACACCAACTTTCTCTACAGAACAAGCATTTGATATGCTGCCACACGCTGCTGATATATACACCAACTTAAATATCAAAGAATACCTAGCAAACAACGTTTTTAAAGCTGAAGAAGGCGAAGATTCAGAGGTGGCGAAGAAAGTCGCTGGTGCTAACCTAATTGCTTACATCTTGAAGAACTCTCCAAAGGCTAAAGATGCATTTTTTGAGGTTGTTTCCATATTCGAGAGTAAGAGTGTGGAAGAAGTAAAGTCTCAGTCTTTAGTTAAAACGATGGCATCCGTTAAAGCGATTATAAAAAATAAAGAATTAATGGATTTTTTCAATCAGTCTGTCTAGTGGGTTATGAGGAATCCTTGATGTTGTTTCACAAACATTACTCATTGGATTTCATCATGAAGACGAAAATTAGACAGATAGGGCGGTTACTCGCTGAAGCAAACAAAAAGAGTAATGAAGAAAAAGCGTATCAGTTATACGTCGCTGTCTATCCGAATTATACAAAAGAAACGTTTATGCCGTTCGATAAATTCTATACTCCGCAGAAGAAACAAGGGGTTGTGGAAGAAAAGACATCCGAACAAATACTTGCAGATGTAAGAGCAATGATGAACTCCCACAGTGTCGGAGGTGAAAGCGAAATTGGAAATATTTAAACTGTTTGGATCCATAATGGTTGATTCAGACGAAGCGAACAGGTCAATAGCAAAAACAGGGAAAAACGCTGATGGAATAGGTAAGAAATTCAGTAATGGAGTAAAAGTCGCGGCTGGTTGGGGTGCTGCTATTGTAGGCGGTGCAGTTATTGCAGGTGGCGCAATTGCAGCTATGGCAGTCCCATTAGTTGAAGCAGCAGCGAACGCTCAGGCCATGAAAGCACAATTTGAACAAGTATTCGGAGATATGCAGAAGGACGCACAAAAAACCATTGAAGAAATGGGTAAAAACTTCGGCATGTTACCTAACCGAATTAAGCCTGCTATGTCGATGATGACAAGTATGTTCAAAGGTTTGGGTATGGACACGACTGAAGCGATGGAAACAGCTGAACGAGCAGTGACATTAACCGCCGATGCAGCTGCATTTTATGATAAATCGTTCGAAGATGCTAACGCGGCTTTGAATTCATTTATTAAAGGTAACTACGAGGGTGGTGAATCAATAGGATTATTTGCTAATGAAACACAATTAGCTGCCTATGCTGCCAAAGAACTTGATTTGGATTGGAAAAAGTTAGATGAAGCTGGAAAACAAGTGGCTCGTCTTGAATATGCCGAAGCTATGCAAAAATCAGCAGGAGCTACGGGACAAGCTTCTAGGGAGTCTAATTCGTACACAAACCAACTAGGAAACTTAAAACAAGCCTGGGAAGATGTGAAAGCGAAATTTGGCGAGCCAGTACTCGAACCAGCGGTGAAAATGCTAGGTGATTTAGCTACGAAGGTTGCTGAATTTGATCCACAACCAATTATTGATGGTATTGCTTCAATAGATGACAAAGTAAAGTCAGGCGCACAGTCTGTTGAGGACTTTCTTAATAAGTGGTCACCATTAATTCTAGGACTTACAGGCGGAGTTACAGCATTCTATGCGATAACAGGCGCGGTTGCTTTATATAATGCGGCTTTATTGTTCGCTATGGGAACAGGTCCAATATATATCGCCATGACCACAGCTATGACAGCAGTTACAACAGCGTTTGGCGTGGTACTAGCATTTGTAACGTCACCAATATTCCTTGTGGCACTAGCTATTGGCGCACTTATAGCAATAGGAGTATTGCTGTGGAAGAATTGGGACACGATTGTTGCCAAAGCAAAAGAGTTAGGTTCGTTCCTTTCTGTTGTATTTAATACCATAAAAAATATAGTCATTCAAAAAGTTGTGGAATTGGTAGCGAGAACCGTTAGCAAATTTAACGAATTAAAATCGAGTGCTGTGAGTAAATTCGCTGAACTAGTGACATCAGCTAGAACGAAATTTAATGAAGTGAAGAACGCAATAATGAATCCGATTAATGCAGCTAAAGACAAAGTGAAAGCAGCTGTAGATAAAATCAAAGGATTCTTCAGTGGAATGAAGTTAAATTTACCGAAAATCAAAGTTCCTAGCTTCAGCTTAAAAAACTGGTCTAAGAATCCTCTTGACTGGATTGGGAATATGCCATCTATCGGAATCAATTGGAACGCGAAAGGCGCACTATTCACAAAGCCTACTGTATTCAATACACCAATGGGTTTACAAGGTTTTGGTGAAGCTGGTCCCGAAGCTGCGTTACCTCTGAATAGTTCTGTACTTGGAATGATCGGACAAAAGATTTCTGACACAATGGATGCTCAAAATAGTGGCAGTAAGTTTGATATTAATGTTGCTAATATGATTGTTCGTGAAGAAGCCGACATTAAAAAGATTGCCAGAGAGTTATACAAACTTACGCAACAAGCAGAGAGAGGAGAGTTCGCATAATGCAAAACGAATACACAGTATTTTTCGATGATGTAGACGTTCGCACACTCGGATTTCTCTTTACTCCTGGTCACTCTAACCCTTTATTGTCAGGTACTCGTGATCGTGATACGACGATAGCAGGAAGAAACGGAGCGTTAGATTTTGGCGCGGATTTAGATCCAATTCCGTTTAACATTCCTTTGTATATTAAAACGAGTAATCCATACGACTTGCAACGCATGGTACGCAAAGCGAAAGACATGTTGCTTGATGGAAACGGTAAACCTCGGACATTTAAACTGAAATTTGGGTACGAGCCTGATAAATATTACAACGTTCGAGTTACCGGGAATGTACCAATTGAACGAATAATGGCAAGAGAAGGAAAGTTTACTCTTCCGTTGATATGTTATGAAGGTTTTGCACTCTCTGTGGCTAAAAACGAGAATGTTAACTGGAACAGTAAAACAGTTACTTGGGCATCGGATTATACCTGGGAAAGTACTGGGGGGAATGTTCCTAAAACATTTACGTCAGCAGGAACAATGAATGTTGAAGTCATCGGAAATAATTTGAAGCCTATCCTCCACATAACTGGTAGTGGTACTAATGTCACCATTAAATTTAACGGAAAAACGATGACACTCGGTACATTCTCGAATACCGCATGGCTAATTGAATTAGATGAATATGTAGCTATAAAAAACGGTGTAAATGGTTTGAATAGCATCGGAGGTTCTTGGCTCACTATGAACCTTGTAGAAGGTGATAACACTGTAACAGTGGGTGGCACAGGATTAGATATGAAACTAGCGTTCGATTTTAGAGATAAATGGTATGGATAAAATTAAATAAGGTGGTGGTACGGTGGTAGAAAAAATTGCAAGAGGAGAAAGTTTATACACTTCATATTCTAAAGTCAACAATGCGATTGAACAAATTGATCAAGCAAAAACCGACTCTGAAAAAGCACTCAGTCAATCATTATCAACTAGTCGTCAATTAAGTAGAATCGTAATTGAAAATGGGACAAGTGATGCCGAGGTCTTACAAGCACGAATTAAAAATGATGGAACAGAGTTTGATGTATTAGCTGATCGTTTGGCGGCTAGTGATACTTTAATAGGGAATTTACAAGCTGATGCAGCTAGGGTTAAAAATGTAGTGGTAGCGACATTCTTTCCGAATATTAAAGCTGATGGTGCTACCGATGATGCGCCAGGCATTCAAGAGTTGTTTAATTTAGCTGCTACTTATGATGGCGTAAAAATCGTATTTCCTGCCGGTCAATATACACTTGAATCACCGTTGTTCATATCGGAGAATACGCATTTAGTTTGTTCAGTGGGTGCTAAATTCACGAAACAACACAATGGTCCGATGTTGCTTAATTTAAAGTCTACTGATAGCATGACAGCCTATAACGGCAACGGTAATATAACTATAAAAAGTGGCGTGTGGGACGCAAACTTCCCAGCGTATACAGGTGGCTCGAGTTTCGTACTTGCACATGCTAAAAACATTTTAATCGAAGAGACGGAATTCCATAACATTTCGGGTGGTCACGCGATTGAATTAAACGCTATTCAAAATGCTATTGTAAACAAATGTGGATTCCTTGGTTTTGACGATGAAGGCGGCGCAAGAAGTTATTCCGAAGCTGTACAAATTGACCTTGCTAAAGATGCAAGCGCGTTTCCTTGGGGTGGTTCAGTATTCGATCATACTCCTTGTAAAGACATTTGGGTGACAAATTGTCGTTTCGGTGCTTCGGAAACTCTAGGTTCTTGGGGTCGTGCAGTCGGTTCACATAGTGCGACAATCGGTAAACAACATAAAAATATTACCATCGATAATAATGTTGTTGAAGGAACATTAGAATGGGCGTTTCGTGCTTATAACTGGCAACAGTATTCGATTACTAATAACAAGATTTTTAATTGTGGTAGAGGAATCAATGTACGCACTGCAATTACAGGGGTAGATACACAAAACTCTAGTGGTGTTGCTTCTGAATCAGAAATTTGCGAAGGCGGCATTATCTCGAATAACACGATTGAAGGTGGTCTTACTAGTGGTCGTGGTATTGAGATTTATGGTGAAGAAGGAACAACCGGGAAAAATAAAGGGATTGCGGTAATTGGCAACACGATTATTGCACCTGATACTACTTTTGACGGAATTAACATCACGTATTCTGACAGCATAAGTCTTATCGGGAACTATGTAAACGGTGTAAATTCTGACGGGATCTTAATCAAGTCAATTTCAAATTACATTACGGTCATCGGTAATATCATCGCCAGTGTGGAAGGTTACGGAATACAGATTGTCGGTGGTTCATCTAACATGAACGTAAACGGAAATAACATTAATCGAGTTGGCAAAAGTGGGATATATGCATCTGAAGCATCAACTAGAAATATTTCTATTGCAAATAACAACATTGTTGGAGTTAACGGATTAGTTCTTGCTGGAACAGATGCTAACCATATTCGTTTAACTGGCGGCGTTGATCGTGCAATGGTGCTCGGTAACGTATTTACAAATGCACCTGGTTATACAACAACACACGCAATTTATGTCACTAATGGATGTACGAATGTAGGCGCAGGTGACAACATGGCCATAGGTATGACGATTTACAACGCTGCTGTCAATGGAACTGTGGATTCAAATGGGAACATGACGTGATGATAAAAGGGGGATTGAATAAATGGTAATGGAGTTAGTATTTGATATACCTGTTGATTTAAAAGAAGAAAAAAGAGTTATTAAGCCACTAGTCACGCAAAATGACTCAGTGGTTTTTATTTTGTCGGTCACAGAAAATGGAATACCCTTCGATTTAACTGATGCTACTACGGTGTCGCTCACTCATACAAGATATGACGGAACAGTAGTTGTAACTATGGGAACAAGATTAGATAACAAAGCGACTTTTATTTTAAATGCAGGTGAAACGTCTGTTGCTGGCGAAGTGACTGCGAAAGCTCAATTCTATGATGCAGATGGACGAGTATCAACTCTTAAATTTACTTATCAAGTAGGTGCAGATCCGACTGGTGAAGACTATGTACCGAATGAACGTGATTCAACTTTGATTGAAATCGTTTTAAATGATGGACCATTAATTATTGCATCGGCTGAAGAAGCTGCTGCTTACGCAAATGAGCAAGGTGACTACGCTTTGCAAGTAGGCGTGGACAATGAAACGCGATATTTAAACGCGGTATCTAGTGTTGCTTTACGTGATTCTACTTACCCATTACCTGCACATGGCGACACGGTCAGAGTTACTGGAACATCTACAACTTATCGTTATGTATTAGGTACTGGATGGGTAGTAACAGACGTTTATAATCCGACTGCAATAGATAATATTACTTCACAGGTGGCGGAAAAGGTTGATACAGAAGATGCTCGTTTAAAGGCAGTTAAATTAGAGTTGGAAGATGCTTCTCCTACTTTATTAGCAGCAATTGAAGGTGGCGCAGGGACTACTTTTAATCTGTTATCTATTCCACAAGACGAATCAGTTAGCCCAATCAAAACGACTTTCATGAATGCTGTAGTAGGTAAAAATAAAATGAATCCTGCAAATATAAATTCTAATTTGCGATATTCAAATACAGGCTTTGAGCTTCGCTTGCGTGGCGTTAACAACGTTGCTACTTCAGGATTGTTAGCTGTGGAAGAAGGGAAAACTTATGCTCTGTCGGGTTCAGCCGTAACAAGTACAGGAGGATATTTCCCGGCGAATGCCACGCTAACAGATGGACAAGACGCAATTTCAAATGTGACGACAACAGCGATAAGTGGTGGTTTCTCCTTCACTGTGCCAACTGGTTCGGGAATAAAGTACGTTATTTTTAATCTAATTTGCAATACAACTACAGGAGTAATCAGTGGCACATATCAACTCGAAGAAGGTGCAGTAGCAACATCCTATGAAGCTTATTGGATAAAGAACAAACTATCTGATCCTTATTATGAAACGACTTATTTAGGCGAGGTAGTTGAATCAGGTGGTGGTATTTCCACAGATATGTTGCAAGAAAAAGCTGTAACACCTGAAAAACTTTCCATCATTGAAAAGGTTATCGGCAAAAACAAAGTAAACCCTGCAAATATAAAACCTAGTTTGAGGTATTCTCCAGCAGGGGTTAATATTGCAGACGGTACAGGCACTATTTACGGGTCAACTGGCTTTATACCTGTAGTTGAAGGTGAATGGTATGTATACACAGGAACAGCAAAATTAAACACAGGTGGTTATTTTGCAGGGAGTGCTACTTTGGCAATAGGACAGGCAGCGATCTCCAGTATTACTTTCGTAACGCCAGTTGATGCGAATGGTTATGCTTTTCAAGTTCCTCTTGGTTCGGGAATTAAATACGCTCTTTTAAACGTTGTAGTTGATACTACTACAAGAGTAGTACAAGGTACTTTGCAAGTTGAGGAAGGCGAACAAGGTACATCAATACAGGCTTATCAAGAACTTGACTTAATTAAAGCAGAACATATACCGTCCGCATCTTCTACACCTGTTACGTCATCGTCCTTAGATAATGCTTCGTGGTTTAATTTCTTAGAGGGTGTTTCTTATGGAGATGTTACGTCGAAAACCCCTAAATTCCGCGAACATTGGATTAAAAAAGACAAAGATTTAGTGGTCGCTATGACAGGTACATCTTTAACGGCTAGAAGTTCAGAACACCATTCGTTACACGTTGATGCTACAAGTAGACCACCACTTTTTCACTCAACCAACTTTGCTTCACACGCATGGGATAAATTGAAATGGGAAGGTCAAAAATATAGAAGATTTGATTATGCAGGGTTTTTTACTGAAACAGGAACTTTTGCAACACAATCTAACATAGCTGATTGGGACGATGGCTCTTATAGATACGGTTTAACTCGTTATGCTGACGGTGCTTCAAATGTTAAATTTACCGTACCAATTAATGCATGGCAATTTAATTTCATCTATCGTTCGGATAAATTCGGTAGTGAAGCCTGTACTGTTGCTATTGCAGAAGGTAACGGGAAAATGGAAGTATATAATGGTACTGCTTGGGTTGAGGCAAACGGATATGTTTTCAGTATGAAAGAAACAGAGAAATTCCTTTCAAATATTGTTGTTCCTGATCCGCATACTGCAAATGCGACAACTTACAGTTTTGCGTCTTATAAAATAGGTGGTAACACTACTTATCAGAAACGTTTGAAAATGCGTTGTAAATCAGCAGTCATTAATAGCCGAACTACTACAAAAGCAGTTACTATTTCTACCGTTTCGGGTAGGTTGCTTTATTGGGGCGTTGAATGGTCGCCTAGACAATTTATGATGACATTTATAAACGCATCAAGAGGTAGTCATAGCATGACGGTTTCATCTGATTTATGTTTACAACACTATCAAGACAATGAAATATGGAGTTTTAAACCTGACTTAATATTTACTGAAAACCCTATTCATAATAGTGGTGGTGGTGGTGGTAATTTTGCTTCTTACGTTGCGGGATATTGGGGAAGCATTACGAATAACTTCTTTTTCAATCCTGATAGTGTGTTGTCTTTAGAAACAAGAGCGACTGCAAACGGTGTCAGTAATTTAGAATGGGTTATATTTAATTCAACAATTACGTGGAATTTCAACGGTATTGATGCAGATGGTAAACTAGTCATTTCGGAAGATAGCAGTGGCAGAATGATAACGGCTCTTGACGCTCAAATGGCAACGCACGAATGGTTGAAGGAAAATAAAGCAAATGTTATTTCAATCAATGCGGTTAAATATTGGGTTAATTCAAGTAATAAAATTTTCGGTGATTTAAAAACAGCAACTCTCGGAAGTGGTAAAGATGGAGATACGCTTACGAACGAAGGAAGCCACTGGAATGATAAAGGTTCTACAGTTATGGCGAAGTGTATTCTTCCTGTATTCGATTTCATTATTTAATCAAGCATAGGATGAAACTGTGCGGTAACAAAAGTTAAATAAAATCATCAAAGGGCATCCAATTGGGTGTCCTTTTTATTTAGGAAAATCGAGGTGAAGTGATTGAAAGAAATACGCTATCCACAAGTATTAGATATTGAGGGAAACTTGGTTGCGGTATTAAATCGAGCTTATAAAATTGGGTACTCCAAGATTAAGAATGGATTGTGGACCGCATCGTTTACATTACCGTTGAATGACTCGAAAATGGAGTATGTGCAACCTAAATATCATATTGAAATATTCGACCATGACAAACGGATAGGTCGTTTTATTGTGAACCCTAAACGAACAACTAAAAACGATTCCACCAGGGAAGTTACTTTCAATTGTGAGCATGTTCTAAGTACACTTCATTCAGATATTTTATTTATGTATCACCAATACACACACCTTTCAACAAGAAGCACACTTGAAGCGTTATTAGAGAATCAAGAGGTTAAACATTGGAAGATAGGAACAGTCAGCATTACTCGTTACTTTAGTTACGCATGGGAGAATGAGGATTCTTTATTGAACGCTATCATGAGCGTACCAAAGCCATTTAACGAGTCATTCATGTGGACGTGGGATGATTCAACATATCCATTTACATTGAACCTTGTGAAGCCTTCAGATGCGATTAAAGATGTCATAGTTGCAGGTAAGAATCTAAAAGGTATCGACTTAGAAGAAGATCCGACTAATATTGTTACTCGAATCTATCCTTTAGGATTTGGTGAGGGTGTTAACCAGTTGAATATTAGGAAGGTTAATGGTGACATTCCTTATTTACAAGACAATGCAGCGGTCGCTCAGTATGGTATTCATAAAAGAGTGTGGGTAGATAAGTCATTTGAGAAAGCTGATTCATTAATGGCATCAGCTCAAGCGATATTAGATAAATACAAAACGCCTATTGAATCATGCGCCATTGATGCTATTGATTATTCGTTAAAAGATTTATACGACTTAGGCGGCTATATTGTGGGCGATATGCTTCAGATATTCGATTTAGATACTTCCACAGACAGACAAATGAGAGTCGAGAAGTTGAGCAAGTCGGATATTTACGGAGACAATTCGAACATTAGTTTAGAGTTGGGGAATCGAGTTGCTGACATTGGGATGACATGGGCTGATCTGCAGAAGAAACAATTGATTAATGACACGTATTCGCAGGGGGCTACTAATATTGATAGTCGTGATTTCGTTGATAATTGTGACGCAACTTATCCAGCTATCATAAGATTTCCGATACCTTCTGACGTGGTGAATATCAATCAGTTTTTACTTACGTTTGAGACTCAGAAGTATAGGGCTTATAGCAAGGCGGTAAAAGGTGGTGGCGGTTCAACCCGAACTTCATCTAGCGGAGGAGCTACGACAGAATCAACCACGAGTGGCGGCTCTACTACACAATCAAGCACTGCAGGGGGCGACCACGATCATATCATGTTTGCCCATATCTTTACTGGTGATGTAGCAGCAACACCGAAAGCATTTGAGGCAGGTGGCGCAACAGTTGAGTTGAAATCGACTGGAAATGAAATCAAAACATGGACTAGTAGTGGTGATCACTCACATAGCGTAAGCATTCCAAACCACTCGCATAACGTGACCATTCCATCCCATACCCATGATACAGTCATACCCGAACATACTCATGGTATTGATTACGGGATATTCGAGTCTCCTGAGACAGCAACAGCAGTTGTCATTAAAGTGGATGGAACAACTATTCCGATAACTGCGACAAGTGGCGAAGATATTGATTTACTTCCATACTTACAAAAAGATGGCGATGGGAATATAAGTCGTGGAAGATATGCTGAAATCGTCATAACACCTAACAATTTAGCGAGAATTAATGCTACTGTTAGTTCGAGATTATTTATTCAGAGTAGGATTGGTCAGGTTCTTTAACTGATTTTAATTAGATTGATAAAATAAAATTCTATTTAAAATGAATAAACCCATTGACATCTGCATATACTGACTGTAAGATTGAAAAAAATGACAGTGGAGGCAAACATTATGGAACGAATTCTGATTGGTTTTCTTGTATTCTCGGTAATAGTCGCGGTGGTTGTGGGGTACGGAAATATTAAAACGGAAGAATTTCATGTGTTTGCTTCAGAGTTTGAAAATCAACTTGAATCTAATGGTACGACTAAATTTTTAGATGACGTATTTCACGAGCAAATGACGACTGAATTTAAGCTTTTCAAATATACGGATCGTTACAAAAAACTGGATAAAGCTTATGCTCAATCAGTTGAACAGGAAAAACGATTCTTTGAAAACTTAGTAACTAAATAAAACCAATCAAAGCACACCATCAAAGGTTGTGCTTTTTTCTATGTCCAAAAATCGAAGTAACGAGGTGAACCATGCCACTATCAGGTGATTCAATGTTTGAAACAGTAAAAGATCAAGGTGACAGAATAGTTGTTCTTGAAGAGGAGCAGTCGGTGTTGAAAAAAGAATTCGATAATTCAAAGTCATGGCAACAAGAGATTGAAAGACGCATACAACAAGGTGAACTTAATTATCAAGACTTGAAAAACACTATTCTATTATCAAACGAACGAATGCAAACATTCTTTTCCTCCACAATGGACAAACAATGGGATTTAATTAAATCACGAGATGCACTTTCAGAGAATGATAAAGTACGGAAATACGAATTTAGTAAATCAAAGCTAGAGAAATGGAGCGAAGTTGTTATAAAGGTTGCTGGTGCTGGCGGTATATTGGTGATAATTGCTCAATTAATATTTGGAAAATAAGAGGAGGAAGTTAAATGACAGCAGACAAGTTAAAGCAGTATGTGGCTATGATAGGTGGAGTTTTGGGAGCGTTACTATTATTCATTCGTGCAGTTGGTCATGAAATATCATGGTTTAACGAAATGACAATTGAAGCGTTTCTTGTATTGCTATCAGCTTTAATTCCGTTGGTGGCTATTTTTTATGGGATATATAAGAATCAATATCTATTAACTCAAAAAGCGAAAACGCAGGAAAAAGTATTAGAACGAAATGGGTTGAAATAGATGGTAACAATTCAGGATTTACGAAGAATCACCCCATTCACAAATAGCAGACGTAATGTTAACAGCATCAAAAACATTGCTCGTCACCACAGCGCAACTACTGATGGAGATTGGACGACATTTTGGAAATATTGGAACGGAACAAAGGGTTGGGGAACAGGTGGTTATCATGAAATTATTTTACGTGATGGTACGGTTCAACTTTGCTACGATCCTGAAGAAATCACAAACGGTGTAGCTAATCACAATTCAACCACTTATCACATTACAGTTGTCGGTAACGGTTCATTTACCGATGCACAAGAAAGAGCATGGGAAGAACGTTGTTTATACAACTTAGAACGTTTTGAATTGTCTACTGATGACGTTAAAGGTCATCGTGAATTTAATGGAGCCAATACAGCATGTCCTGGCATTGATATGAACATGGTCCGTAATAGATTAAAAGAGTTACAGGTTGACGTGAAACAAGTATCAAATCCAATAAAGAACACGACAATAAAGTATTTACAAAAGGGTGACTCAGGAACGGTTGTGAAAGAATTACAAATGAGATTAATTGCAGCAGGTTATAAAATTGATGTGGATGGAAGTTACGGACCAGCTACAGAAAATGCAGTTAAAGCATTTCAAAAGGCTAACAAATTAATAGTCGATGGTTTGTACGGTCCTACTACGAAGGCTAAACTCGAAGCAAACATTAAGCCTGATTCTGCTACACCGATAAGCAAACCCATTATAAAAGAGGAGGAAACCGAATTGACAGAAAAAGCGATTGTTATCAACTCATATATTGATTATCCAGCAGTACAAAAATTACACATTCGTACAGGTTACCCAATATTTGAACGAGCTGCAGTAAAAGAAAAAGTTGCAAAAGAGTTAATCATTGCTGGTGGTGGCTCAAAAGGATTAGAAAAGTTTGCGGATCGTTTGACGGATTTATCAGGCAAGAATCGAGAAACAACAGTTGCGAATGTGGCTAAGTATATGAACAAGTAATCAATCGACCATCCTTAATTGGGTGGTCTTTTTTTGTGCCTTTTTTCGTTTACAGCTTGTACACACAACCCTTTACATGTCGTATACATTATGTTACAATTTGTATACAAACAGAAAAGGAAGTGTTCAAATGGCTGAAACATTTAGAACTGCAAAATTAGAAAGATTCATTCAGAAACAAGTTGATCACATGAACAGTCAAGAAAGAATACTTGAAAAATTAAGGAAAAGAGAAGGTAACAAAGACGTGGCTGAGGTTATAGAAAGTATAACGATGAGTAAATTCTCCGCCTTCACTTATACCCTTGAACTATGTAAAGAATTTGACATTAAAATGCCTGAAGTCTTAGGTGGGATGGAAGTGGAAATAGTCGAGGAGGAATCCTGAACATACAGGGGTGTATAGAGAAGCGAAACAGAATGGGTGGTGCTTACTTTGAAAACCAAGCAGGTGAAGTGGTTGCGAAGACTTGCACGAAGTGTTTCGAGGTTAAGTTGATGACGGAACTTGTCAATGACAAACGTAGAGAAGATGGAAAAAGTTCACTTTGTAAGTTGTGTAAAGTAAAGGGTAGAAGTAAACACCAAGCAAACAAAAAAGAGCGTGAACGAGAAACTAAATACCGTGAAGAAAACCGTGAAAAAGTGCGCGATAAAGCTCGCAGATTCAACGAAGCAAATCCGAAAAAGCAATACGAATACGATGTAAAATGGCGTAAAGCGAATCCAGATAAGTTTCGTGAAGTTATTCAGAGATATACAAATACTGAAGAGTATAGGATTCAAAAAAAGAAATACAGTTTAAGGTGGCAAAGGGACAACAAAGAAAAGTTAATACTGAACGTTTGTCGTCGTCGCGCTAGAAAGGCAGCATTACCTGACACTTTCACATTCGAGGAACGCGATTTCATTCTTAATCATTTTATGGGTGCTTGTGCGTTGACTGGTTCGACGGATTATCACATGGATCACGTGTTACCAATCGCGTGTGGACATGGCGGGACTATATTTGAAAACATGATTCCACTAAGAGACGACTTAAATTCTTCAAAAAAAGCATCTCACATATTCGAATGGTTTTCCTCCAATCGTAACCGTTTCAATTTATCGCAAGAGAAATTTGATAGCCTTGTGGAATACTTAGCACAAGTAAACGAAATGACAAAACAAGAATATCGTGCTTATGTAGATTGGTGTTTTGACAATCCAATGATCCTCTCGCTTCCACAGTGAGGGGTTTTTATTTTGCCATATACTTGTCCACGAATAAAAGAAATTTGCCCAAAATGGTATCAGGACAAACTACCTAAACATATTCTATTATCAATACCACTTCACCTTAAAAGTAGGAATACACAAAATCGGTTAACATCAACGATCTTGACTCATTTATCAATGCTTATTTGAAAGGAGTATATATGAATATATATAACCCCTGTGGCGTTGAGGTCAAGGTGAATGAAGTCTTGAAACTTAGAATTTCAAACAACAAATTTTCCGTAAAAATAAATAAAAAAATGAAAGGATGAAAAAATGATTTTTGAAATCTTCACCACTGGAATTATGGGAGGAATTGCTTTCAAAGCGTTCGTAAAAAAGAATGGATTATCTAACAATGATTCGGGCAAGATTCAACGGATATTTTCATTAAGTGGATTAAATGTGAAAGATGGAAAGGACACACTCACCACTCAATTGATTAAGAAAAAAGAATACTCCTGGGGATGGGAATATAAATATCGTATCCCTTTAGGTCGAAGTTTCAAAGATTACCTTAATAAACAAGAAACCCTCGAAGATGGATTGAACAACAGAAGAAAGAAAATAACCATAGATGATTTAAAAAGTCTGCAGCTCGATGAAAACATAATCGATAACGTAAAAAGCATGTGGAACAATAAATTGACAGAAAGCAAAGAGTTAGAAATGTCATTCGATGGTCTGTTAATTTTGCGAGTTTACAATGAGCCACTCCCCAAGCAAGTTGATTTTAAAGTATCTGAAGGTTGGAAATTTCACGTCGGCCAAGTACGCGAAAACAATGAGATCGTTACACATGATTTTGAGAAAATACCGCATTTAGTTATCGGTGGCACATCGAGGTACGGCAAGAGTAATTTAATTAACTCAATTATTACTAGTTTACTATCGCAAAAACCCAATGATGTAAAATTTCACCTGGTCGATTTAAAAGGCGGTATCGAGCTAGGTGACTATGAGAACCTTAAACAGACAGCCTCTATTGCCTACGAACCTGAGCAAGCACTAGAAACGTTAAAAAATGCTTGTGATGCTATGAGGGAGATGCAAATAACCTTAAAACGCATGGGTAAGAAAAAGGTTCAAGATGCAGGTATCAAAACGCGTCACTTTGTGATTGTGGATGAAGTTGGGGAATTGAATCCAAAAGAAGGTGTAGGGAAAGAAGATAAAGAAATAAAACTTCAATGTCAGATATATATGAGCCAAATTTCAAGGCTTGGTGCTGGATTGGGTTTTCGTTTAATCTTAGCTACTCAGTACCCTGTGGGCGATACCATTCCAAGACAATGTAAAGCGAACGCTGACGGAAAGCTTTCATTCCGTGTTCAATCAGAGGTTGCTTCACGGGTTGCTCTTGATGATGGCGGTGCTGAAAAGCTTCCTGATATTGTAGGTAGAGCCATTTATCAAACAGGCTACGGACGGAGAACGTTACAAACTCCTTTAATTACATCTGACGATATTGATAAGGCTATTCTTCCACACATTGTGAAGAAGGAGGTAAAATCGATTGAAAAAGAAATCATTAACTCCACGAGACGAAATGATATTGTTAGCTTTGAAGAAGTTTGACTTTATGACACGCGATCAAATCAGTCAATATTGCCGACTAGGTGCAGTTAGAAACACAAATCGTGTACTCTTGGGCTTATCTGATTACCTACAAAGCATAAGAGAAGGTCATCAAACAATTTACTATCTAAGTCGTGAAGGTAAAGCTTATGTGGAATGTGACAAGATACGAAAAAAAGGTGGTCATGTCGCCCACACAATCATGAGAAATGATTTTTGGATATATAATGGCTTTCCGTTTGAATGGAAGAACGAAGTGAAAGTAAGCGATGGTAAGACTGTGATAATTGTGGATGCAATGTATAAAAAGAATAATCAGCAGCATTTTTTAGAAGTCGATAACATACAACCCATGAGAGAAAACAAGGTTAAAATTGCTAAGTATATAGAGTTATACAATAACGGGGCAATTGCTGAATCTTTAGGGCATTTCCCTTCTGTCATATGGCTCACTACAACCGAATTAAGACGTAAGCAGTTACAAGATGCGTGTAAGTCATTACATGGCGCGAAGGTTTATACGATTAACGACATTAAATAAGAGGAGGATTCACATTGTTTAATAGAAAAAATAAAATCGAGGTTATTGAAACTAATGATGTGGGCGAAAAAATCTATGCGACTAAACGGACAGTTGTTGCTGCCACATTAATTCCTTTGGCTGTTGCTGCAACTCCAATGATTATCAATCGCTTTTCAAAAGAAGCCTACACAGCTACAACCATTCCAGTATCATCCCCTTCTATAGTTGCCACAATTCCACCACCTGTACAAATACCTTCAATGCCTGTGTCACAAACCATCGAGCAAATGTCGCCAGTGATCGCACAAAATACAGGAGTCGTTGCAGATACTTCATTGACAATGCTTGCTAATGTTTTAGATCCATTAGTTAATTTAATGGTTGCCATTAGTTTTCCGATAGCAAGCGTAATCATGATTGGTGGTTGTTTCTTCTTTATGCTAGGCAATTCGGAAAAGGCTTGGAGTACAATATTTAACGCTAGTTTGGGCTACATCGTCATTAGACTTTCACCTATGTTCCTGGACATATTGAGAAACGTTGGGGATTCGGTTACTTAATATAAACATTTATTTATTGTTGTAGTAATAAATTAAAGTGTGTGTTAGTATAGTAATATTACTACAACAATAAAGGAGTGTACCTAACAGTGAGAGAAATTAAATTCAGAGCGTGGGACATCGAAGAAGATTTTATGGCAAAAGAAATACAGACAATGTATGACGGATATTGCATTGATATAGAAACATCCGATAAATATGGATGGATGTCATCATTCTATGGTTTTTTTGAGGACAGATACATTCTCATGCGATATACAGGGTTGAATGATAAAAATGAAGTGAATATTTATGAAGGTGACATAGTCAAACACAAAAACGGTGGCTTGTGCTCTGTAAAATGGTTAGAAAATGAATGTCGATTCGCATTGGTTAAAATGCCTGGAGAATTCGAAATTTATAAAACTAATCATTCACTTTGGAGAATGTGTGAAGTGGTCGGGAATATTTACGAAAACCATAAGTTATTAAAGGAGCTTAACAAATGAAAACATCAATAACCGTATCCATTGATTTAGAAGATGATTATGAACGTAAAATATTTGAATACCTAATGAGTAAAGGTAAACGAAAAAAGAGTGGATATATTAAACGGCTGGTTCATACGGATATGTTGGAGAATACGAAAAAGGAGGAAATGTGATGGATTGGAAAAAGTACGTTGAAAATTCGGAGAGAGAAATATCAGAAGCCAAGGAATGGTTATTAGACAATAAAGAAACACCCTTTTCAATCGAGAACATGATTATTAAAGGAATAGTTAGTGAAACAGAAAGATTGGAGCATTACAAACGTTGGGCGAAGGAAGATGGACAATAGATAAACAAAAGGACTTCTCAATTGAGAGATCCTTTTTTATTTTGTTCACATAAAGTATAATAATAATTCACATGACCACACACGACTTCACAGGAGGGCTTTTACGCTATGGATGTAGATTTATTCGTACAACATTTAAACAAAGAGAAATACAGCGTTGCAAGGGGTTTAAAACACTTTGATTCTAATATGAGCAGTACAACAATGACTAATCTAATGAAGGGTAATGGTTATAAATATAACTCAGTGGATAGAACATGGAACAAAGAAATTCACACAACTTCTCATGATGCGAATTCACATGACTTCACACAAAAAAGCGAATCAAGTTCATACGAGTTCACATTGGAAGAAGTTGTAGCAATTAAAGCATTGATACATAAGAGTGATCCAGCAGAGGTTGATTTATTAAACAGAATTAAAGATTTACCAAAACATGATAAGGTAAGAAAAACAATTGTCATTTCACAAAGTGCGGGCGATAAGCTTGATGAGTTTTGCAGGGTTAAAAGGGTTCAAAAATCGAATGTGCTGGAGTTGGCTATTGAGGATATAATTAAGAAGTATGAGTAGTTTGTCGATTTATGTTGTCATTTTATAGATTAATAGATAGAATAAGAGTAATTCAATAACTCGGACAAAATAAAAGAGCCATTCAGCTACCAACTGAATGACCCGTGATTAACAGTGCGACGAACACTGGTTAATTGATAACCCTAATTATATACTGTTGTTTTAAACATTTCAACTGGTAATTTTTAAAGGCGTTATTTCCTAACCTAGCAACTGTGGGTCTATGGGAATAATGCCTTTTTTGCGTTCAAAAGTGGGAGCTAACCACTATAAAAAATAAGGTGTGGTGTAGCCAATGCAAAAAATACATTCGGATAACGGTTGCTGTTGCAAACAATCGTCTGACGTAAGCGAGGTAAAGGACGCAAGCCTTGCATAAAGAAAGCCTAACGGGTATTACCCTATTGATGATGATAACCAAGACATCGACGGCAAAGAGCGTACGGGGGGTCAGACTAGTATTTTCATAGCTAGTCAATCATGGTTACTCTTTTTACGAGGGTAAAGGATTATATAACGAATTACCTGAAAAGGAACGGTGTTGGGCATGGACGCGCACCGTAAGACGATCACGTCTATAAGTTATAGGTTAGGAGTTAATTCTAACAGTCTTATGCAACGTTCAAACAATACGTAACGCTCAGCGACATGACGCTAGTTATTGTGGACAGGCTTAATCTCATAATTTCACAGGGATAAGTCTGTTCGCCAAGCCGTCCAACTCGCTTCCAATCTGCTAGTATGAGAGCGTAAAACATAAAAAGCAAACATTAAATAATGGGTATATAGGAGGATTTAGGGTGACTAAAAAGAAGAGGGATAACGCATTAGAAAAAAGATTAAAACAATATGACGCGAAGATCATAGATAGTAAGAAGGGGAAAAAGGGTAGTCATAACAGTTTGAAGAATAAAGCGAAGAAAAGAAACGTGGAACGCACCTGGAGAGGTTGGAGGGAATCGGACGGTAAAGCTTCACCAGTGATAACTTATAATAAGAAGGATTTATGAGGGTATAGTTGACATGTAAAGACATATGCAAAGTTAGCATGAATACAAGATAATTGATAAACCATTGTCAACAATTACCAAGAAAAATAATACTAAAGTAACTTGATAGTACATATACACTGAACCCTATGTCATATACTGTCGAATCTTATCGCACGATAAGGGAATATGGACTATATTTAAAAACATATGTTCTCATGTAATATTGTGATTAGAAACAAATCAGAATACAAGGAGGATAACCACGTGAACGAATTAGAAACATTTGACTTACTTTTATCCTTTGTGACTGCAAAAAAAAACAGCAGTTATGTTCAACTGCCGCGATCAATCCAGCTACTCCTTATTAGTAAATTCAAGAGCGAACCTCAAATTTTTCAAGAAAACTTCCCTTTTTTCAATATCGAGTGAAGTCGTTTCGGCTATCAGTAACTCCAAGAAAGCTAATTCAGAACTGCTCAATTTTGCTTTAGCTTCACGAATATGTTCATCAATAGAATCTTGGTCGACTGACTCATGCGGTGGGAGTAGGTCGATCAATTTTACTTCTAACACATCTGCGATGGCTTGAAGCTTGGAAATCGGCGCTTCCACTCTTCCCTTTTCATATGTTGATATTGCAGCCTTCTTCATACCTACACGATCAGCCAAGTCTTGTTGAACCCACTTCTTCTTATTCCGATATTCCTTAATTTTATTCCCTATAAATTCGTTCTTGTTGGTGATTGTCATTAGTCTCATTCCTCCCCAAAATAGTTTAACACGACTTAGTATATGACTGAAATATAAATATTATACATTGAAAATCAATTAAATGATTGACAATCAATTTAAAATAGATTATGGTTAGGTTATAGAAACGAAAGGAGTTGAAAAATATGTATTGGAACTTAATCAAACTAAGGAAAGAAAACAACATGACACAATTGGATATGGCTCAATTAATAGGCGTGAAAGAGTATCAAACTTATGGTAATAAGGAATTGGGTAAAACAAAATTCAATCTTAAAGAAGTAATTATTATTCAGAAACATTTTGACAAGCCACTGGATTATATTTTTTTCGCTGAAGAGTCTATTAAAAATTGATTATGAGAATAGGAGTTGATTTTAAATATGAAATCCACATCAAACAAACCCATGTCCACAGAAGAACAAGCCTTTTGGCTGAACGTGAAATCGCTAATACGAAAGGTGTGTAGTAAATGACAACCACATTAGTAATCGCATATGTCGTTATCGTCACGTATGTAACTGTCAGTTATTTTGATCGTAAGTTTGGGGTTGGGAATAGTGTTGTGGAAGATTTGAGTGAGGGTTGATTCACAGTTGACTTAAAAAGCGAAGGAGTGTTTTAGATGGGAAAAATGAGCCAAGAAGAAATAAATGTTGATTTGTTTGACGAAGTGAAAAGGTTGAAAGAGGAATTGTTGGAGTGGGAAACAGGGCAACGTCAAACATCGAAAGACTATAACGCTTATCGAGAAAGAGGGATTCAATTATACGAAAAAGATGAACGTATAAAAGAATTAAGTGAAGCGATTATATTTGCTATCAAATACCTTTCTGCAAGTGACATCGGACAGGTTCAAATGGTGGTTACAAGATTAAAACAAGCGACAGATTAACCGACAGTTCGTTCAAAAAGGAGGGTAAAAAATGAAGCAACCAAAATTTTTATACGAAGGTGAGTATTATCCAGTAGCAGCAATTAATTTTCATGAAGATGGTTCTTTATGCCACATTTATTTCACTCAAGGAAGACAGGGTATAACGGCTTTTCAAAAGCGTTTTGAATTTGAATCAAAAGTTATCAGAAAAGGCATAGTTCACCTCGACTTATACGAATGTTTGAAATTGCAGTCAGAAGGGACTGAATAACCATGCCAGGTCATCTATTCAAAATCACAGAATTAAACGGTGACTATTACATGATCGTCACCACATCAAATAATGAAGAGGCTGCGAGGGAATTGTTTCGTAAGGTGTTTGGGAGTAGTGCGAATGTTTACAAGGTGGAGTACATTTCGTTTGTGCACGCTTGCCAGTCATGAGAAAACAATGTGAATATGCCGTTTATCGCGGAGAGGAGTTCTTAACACTCGGTACTGCTATCGAATGTGCCACGTTCATGGGATGGAAGAAAGCCAAAAACACTCAATTCTTTGCTTCACCTACTTATCGGAATCGCATAAAAAATGATGGCAACGGATTGGTTGTAATTAAATTGGAGGATGACGATGAAGAAAACGAATAAGAACACCCGGGCAGATAGTAAAAGTTTCCGTTACGTATCGAAATCCATCCACAGAACACGCGATTTAAGAGGGATTGGATTTAACTTGATTGAGGAGTTGAAGAAGGAGTTGATTGGACAGAGAGGGGTGAAAGGATATGAATGAAGATTGTCCAAAACGAGATATGTTTGGTACAAGCATTGATTATGGAGAAACGTATTATGTGAGTCTTGATGAAGAATATATACATGTGATTAATATGGAACGTTATTTAGTTGAAGTATTGAAAGCGCAGGAGTTTCGGAAGGAGGATTAATTGTGGAAGAAGAATATAAACCTAATAAATCTACCTATGAAATTTTGCACGAATGTATAAAAACCATGCAAGAAATTAAAGTCATCTGTCAACGAGCAAAAACTTTTGAAGTTGAAGAGTCGGACATTGATGAAATACTAGAATTATTAAAAGGAAAGGTATGAGGTTATGAAACCATGTACAATTGAAGGTTGTCACAAACCATTTATCGCAAAAGGAATGTGTCACATGCATTATCGTAGGGAACACAGGAAATCAACTTCCACAGGGCATACGTGTTCAGTCGAAGGGTGCGGGAAATCAGCGCAAGGATTGGGATATTGCCAAAATCATTATTACCGTTATAAGCGATACGGAAATGCAGTATTCGGTGAACCGAAATATTAAAAAAGATTAATAGGGGGAATGGAAAGATGGACGTTAGAGATTTGATTAGAGAATTACTTGAGTTCGATATGGATATGGAAGTTAATTTTGAAATTGGTGACGATGAGGTAAGTGATTTTGAATTAACACACGCAGGTTACAAACGTCAGTATCTTCATTTCAAACTGAATGTAAAAGGCGAAGAGTTAGTTGATTCAGATGATTTGCAAGCATTAAAAGATCGTGTCGAAGATTTAGAAAGTCAAAACAAAGAGTTGGAAGAGGTTAATGAAATATTGCAACGCAAAGTTGATGAACACGAATAAAAACCCACCTAGGCTATTCCACAACCTAAGCAGGTATCACAGTAAAACATTTGTAAGACAAGTTTATCACATTCGAGGGGGATTTATACAATGCGTTAAAAGTTTGAATCCCATCATTCTATTATAGTCTATTTATAATCAACATATTACTTGTAAATTGATTTTAAATAGATTATAATAAGAATAAGAGATTACGAGAGGAGTTGAAAACATGGATGCAGCTGAGAAAATCAAGTTAGCGAAGAACCAGTACTTGAAGCAATGGCGTAAAGATAACAAAGAAAAGGTTAACGAATACAATCGTAATTGGCGTAAAAACAATAAAGATAAAGTCAAGGAGCATCAAGATCGCCACTTCTTGAAAAAATATGAAGAAGGGGTTAACAAATGAAGTATGAAATTATTTCATCAGGTAGCAAAGGGAATTGTGTAATTATCAATGACGTAATGATTGACGTCGGTGTACCTTTCGGAAAGATTAAGGAACATTTATACGATATAAAGTATTTACTACTCACTCACATTCACGGGGATCATATTAAACCAGCAACGTTAAAAAACATCAAATCGTTATTTCCAAGAATTAAGATAATTGGAAATTATGAAGTTCATATGACAGTGGGCGTAGATATTATTGTAAATGCAGGTTTTCCAGTCGAAACAGATGATTATTCTTTCCTTGCATTTGAATGTATCCATGACGTAGTGACGTATGGTTTCGTTTGGAAGTTTGAAGATAATGAAATCATCTATGTAACAGATACTTCCAGTTTAATAAACGCACCTAAGAAGAAGTATGATTACCTGTTTTTGGAGAGTAACCATGATACCTACAAACTTGAACAAGCTATTAATCAAGTGAAAGGCGGTTACAATCCGTATCTCGGAGGTAAACGCCATCTAAGTACACAAGATGCGAGGGCGTTTTATTATACGCATCGTAAGGGTAGGGAATCGGAATTTATTGAGCTGCACAAGAGTCATAGGTTCTATTGAAGGGAGGTGAGAGGATGAAAATTATCAACTGCGATAATTTTGACAGGGAAATATACGATGACCGATTAATTTGTGAAAATGTAAACGAGTATTATGCAGGAATTATCGTGAAGGTCTTAAACGATAAATTTGGTGGAGAAGATAGTGCTGATTTTTATAAAGCTGTAACTGATGATTACAAGTTATATAAATATGAATGGTAGACAGGAGAGTTATTAATGACAGTATCATATACAGTGACAACGCCTGAATATGTAGCATGGGCGAAGAAGGGTGAGCGAATGAGTGAACCTGAAGAAAAGGTCAAAGAATATCATAAATCATTGGTAGATCGTGAGGAAGGTTTAGAGGGTGCTGGTATACATGGTGGACAACATAGACAAGGTTGGCAATCTGTAGAAATGACTCTCAATCTATTAGGGATAAAGATAGAAGGTGTGAACACATGACAAACGAATTAGCATTTAATCTACAACAGATAATCGTAAAGCCTGGACTCATTGAATTCACAGAGTTTGACCGACTCAAGTCACAGGCTTTACAACTAGCAGAAAACATTGGACAAGTTGAAGTAACAGAAGAAACTATCCAGTTCTCTAAGAAGATGTTAGCAGCAGTTAACACTAAAATCAAAGAATTAGAAGCAAAACGTATCTCCATTAAAAAGGAAATGCTTGAACCATACAACACTTTTGAATCACAAGTGAAAGAGATCGTAACCATTGTAAAAGATGCAGACAACCTAGTCCGTGACCAAGTGCGAACGCTTGAAGAGCGTGAACGGGATGCGAAGCGTGACCAGGTTGCTGAAATCTTTGGAAAACGGATTGGTCACTACATCTTTGGTGAAGTATTTACGTTTGAGAAGTTTATTAAACCTAATCATCTGAATAAATCTACTTCTATTAAGTCAGTAGAAAAAGAGATGGTCGATTGGTTAGAGAAGATTGACAACGATTTAAAGGTTATCGGTTCACTTACAAACAGTGATTCAGTTCTTGCTGAATATTACGATACAAAAGATTTAACAACAGCTATTAATATTGTAAATGATCGTGAAGCTATCAAGAACACTATTGTGGCTTCAAAGGTGATTAAGAATCAGTTACCTAGTGAATATGTGATTCAAATCACAGATGAGAAGGACTTCAAACTAGTAGAAATGTTTATGCAGAATAACAACATCAAATACAAATCAAAGAGAGTGGGAAATTAAAATGGAATTATTAACTCAATTAGAACTAGTAGACGTGGTTTTTGAAGATAGCAAAGCAGTATTGACGTTCTTGGACGCTGAACGTGGGGAAATTCGTGAGATTAACTTTAACAAGCAAGGTTATAACCAGGACACTAAGAAATTCGTAAACGATCCTGAAAAGGCTGCAAAGGTTGAAGAATGGTGTCAAGAAATCTTTGGCCTAACATTTGACCGTTTAGCTGAAGCGATTGGCGAACGTAAAGACATCTACGCTTATGACAAATTCAATTCATTGTTTGAAGTGAAGATGGTCGAGAAATTCACTAAAGACGAAGAAGGTCAAATCTTTGAAACTGAAGTGCTGGAAATCGAAGATGACGGAAAAGCAATTCGCATCAGCTTTGACTTTGAGGGCAAGACATACGAATCAAAAATGAGTTATGCGGATTACATGGAATCACGCAAAGAGTGGTTCGTGAATCCTATCAAGAAGAAGAAACAGTTTGAGAAATTCGAGGACAAGTTCGGTATCTCAGTTGATAACTTACAAGAGTTACAAGGCAAGAAAATCATGTGTGAAGTGAAAGTGGCGTTCAGTAAATTCCCTTACGTTGAAATCAAACCATTCCCTAAGAAAAAGAAATAAGCAACACATCGGACGGGGTAAAACCCGTCTTTTTTATAACTAAAAAGAGGGGAATTTATTGGAGAATACAGTGTTTTTTGACATAGAAGTTTTTTCACACAATGCGTTTGTAGTGTTTAAGGACATTAATAAGAAATTGTTACGAGTATTTCACAATAACTTTGTAGGACTTGAAAAGTTTATTGACGGTAAGACACTCGTTTCATATAACGGTTATTTCTACGATGACCATATCCTTCATGCAATGCTTGATTTACGCACTCCAACACAGTTAAAGGCGTTAAATGACCGTATCATCGGTGGGGAACGGCCTAAGATAAAGAATTATCGTTTCAAATCGCTCGATTGTTTCCAACAAATAGACGTAGGGTTTCCAAGCCTAAAGAAAATTGAAGGTAACATGGGGAAAATGATTCTAGAATCCAGTGTTTCATTCGATATTGACCGCCCATTGACTGACGAAGAGTTTACAGATGTCCTGGAATACTGTAAGTACGATGTTGACATGTTGGTGGAAGTTTATAAGCAGCGCATTAAATCATACTTTGCCCCAAAAGAATCACTACTTGAGATGCTTGGAGATGATCGCGGCAGACGTTGGAACACAACAACACTTTCTGCAAATGTACTCTTGGACAAGCCATTGACAAAATGGTCAAACATTCGCGTACCTGAAGAAATGATGGACATTGTACCACCTGAAGTTGTTGATTTATGGCTGACGAAAGACAAAGGAAGTGTGACGATAAAGGAATTTGATTGTGAAATTGAATTTGGTTTTGGTGGACTTCATGGGGTTCATAATCGCATTAAACGTGCTGAAAATGTGAAACTGCTAGATGTGGCGAGTATGTACCCGAATATTATCTTGAACATTGATGCTCTTGGTCCTGCGACCTCGAAATACAAAGATATTATCGACAAACGTATAGAAGTTAAGCATACAGATAAAACCTTGTCAGATGCCTTGAAATTGGTTTTAAACAGCGTATACGGAAACTTGAAAAATCAGTATTCATTACTCAATAATCCTAAAGCTGCTTTATCGGTTTGTGTGTATGGTCAAATAGCTTTATACGATTTATGCAGACGGCTTTCACCATTTGCAAACATAATCAACATCAATACAGATGGGGTTGCTTTTATCCCATATAGTGACGATTACAAGACCGTTTGGAAAGATTGGGAGAAAGAATTCAATCTGACGCTTGAAGAAGATGACTTTGATTTACTTATCCAAAAGGACGTAAACAACTATATTGCTAAAAAAGGTGATGACATCAAGTGTAAGGGTGGGGATGTTACACGTTTTCATGCTGATGCTTTATTCAAAAACAATAATGCTAGGATCATAGACATTGCTTTGGTCAATAAGTTAGTTAACGGAAAAGACATCATCGAAACATTAATGGAACATTTAGACCGCCCACATCTATTCCAGTACATTCTACAAGCTGGGGGAACGTATCAAGGAACTTATGATAACCAAGACGTAAAACACGCAAAAGTAAATCGTGTATTTGCTGCTAAGAATAGCGAGTTTTGTTTATTCAAGAAACGTCAAGATGGCGGAATGGTTCGTTTTGCAGATGCTCCAATGCAGATGTATTTGTGGAATGGTGAGTGTTCCGACATTGAAGGGTTTGAAAAGATGTTGGACTTAAACCATTACTACCAAATAATCACTAAGAAACTAGAAAGATGGATGTGATTACATGTATATAGAATTTAAACCAACCGAAAAACATGCTGCGCAATATGCCGATGTAGCTGATTCACATGAAGCGTTTGAAGATGCAGGGTGGATTTTAAACGATAATGATTTAATCGTAGATATAGATAATCTTGAGAAATCAAAGATTGAGAAACTGATTTCACTATTCAACATCAAGACACAAGTCACATGGACTACAAGGGGCGCGCATCTTTGGTTTAAAAAACCTGTTGGCTTCAGAGGTGCTAAAAAGGTCTGTGCTTTAGGGTTTGAAGTTGAATATAAACACATGGCAAACACGAAACACATTACCATCAAACGCGGTGGCGTATTACGCAAAATCGAAAACGAGGGAATACGTGAAGATTTACCTGACTTTTTATTCTCTCGAAAGAAATTGGAATCGTTACTTGGATTAGATGAAGGGGATGGCCGAAATAGTAAATTGTTTACACATCGCATGAATATACACGCGATCAAGAATTGGTCCAGTATTCTACGGTTTATAAACAATGAAATATTTGCTACACCTTTATCTGAAGAAGAATTTCAAACAATCAGTAGGGATGTGAAAATAAAAGCAGGGAAAGACGATGAACCTGAAGTGGCTGATTTCATGATGACGAAATACAAAATCGTGAACTACCTGGGAAATATCTACTTCCATCAAAACGGTGAGTTTATTCTCGATGAAAGTAAATTAAGACGTTTGGTATTCAGTGAAGTTGGCGCACAGAAAACAAGATACGTTGACGAAGTTGTCAAGCAGCTACAATATCGCGCACCATTGGTGGATGATACTAAGCCTTTTGATATTAAGTTTCAAAACGGGATATTACGTGAAGGTAGATTTATTGAAATTGACTACCAAGATTTCACACCTTTTAACATCGACATTGCTTACTATCCCGATGCTGAACCAGTGGCAGAAGTGGACGAGTATATTAATCTTCTGACAAACAACGATAAACAGTACAGGGATCGTTTGCTTGAAATATTGGCCCACCCGTTGATTGTGAACAAAGAGTTTAAACGAATGATGGGTAAATTCTTTATATTCGTTGGCGATGGTGGTAACGGTAAAGGAACATTGTTGGCGATCATTCGTAAGATTTTGAATCAAAAGAATTGTACAGGGTTGAGTATCAGTAACATGAGTGATGAACGATATTTCACAACGATGCAGGGGAAATTGGTCAATCTTGGTGACGATATTCAAGACGAAGCGATCAACCATGAACAGATGAAGCATTTGAAGAACATTAGTACATGTGACTTTGTATCAACGAGAGAGTTGTTTAAACAGTCAAGAGAAGTTGAATTGACTACTACTTTAATATTCACAAGTAACCACATACTAAAATCGTTTGAAAAAGGTGAGTCGTACAGACGTAGGGTCGATTGGTTGCCGATGTACACCAAGCCAACAAAGAAGGATGGAAAGTTTATAACAAAACTAACCACTCCTGATGCGCTGGAATATTGGTTGAAGTTAATGGTTGATGGATATATGAGATTGTACACAAACGAACGTTTCACGAATTGCGAACTGGTGAACAAGTTCAATACTGACTATCATGAGGATAATAACAGTGTGCTGCAGTATCTACAAGATTTTGATAAAGCTAGTTTCATAGGTCGCAGAAGTCCTGAAGCATATGACGAGTATGAAATTTGGGCTTTAGAGAATGGATTGAATGTTCAGAGTCGGAAATTGTTTGTTCAGTCGATCTACGATGTTTATAAATTAGTAGTGGGGGTCAAGAAAATCAACAAAAAGACTGCTCGTGTTTTCGTTGATTAAGAGAATACGGAATAGTCAGATTATTGTAAGTCGGAGATGTTGGGAGGTCAAAAAGAGTGAAAGTTACGGCAAAAAATGTAACCTTTGCTCTTTTTGTAACCAAAATGTAACCACTGTACTCTTACTCTCTCTAGGTAAATCTCTATAAGGTTACAAAGTTACATAAATATATACTAATCCATACTATACTCAATTCCTTTGATTGAAACATCTAGATGTTTGGTTTGTTAATATATAGCTCTTGAAATTAGAGAAAAAAGTGTGTTTTTGTAACTTTTGTTCTATAACCGTTGGGAGAGTAAGGGTTGAGAGGTTTGGACGAGTGAATGAAACCGTAACTTCGGTTATATTCTTGTAACTTTGAACATATATGCAGAAACTTCCAAAATAGTAATTGACTTTAATTGACTTGCTGATTTATAATAGACTTTAAGGAGGTCGAAACTATTGACAATCAACAAACAAAACATGCAAGTCTGTATCGTACTACCACGATCCATAGTAAACAAAGTAGACAAAGAAGCTGAAAAAGCCTTCACCAGTCGCAGCAGTCGGTTGGCTAAGATTATTGTGGAGCATTATTTGAGAGGAGAACAATCATGACAACTCAAGCTTACGGCAGAAACTACTCAAACAAACTAACCATTCAACGAGTAAACGAATATGAATTAGATTTTGCGATTGAGGAATTGGAGAAACGTGGTTATGAGTTAATGGGTCGCGGTGTGGACGAAAAGGATATTAAACAATTTGGATTCAACAAAGATACACGTGGTCCTAAGATGAGTTTTTCGGGTAGTGATGTTCATAAGAAATGTTGGGCGAGGTTGAAGAAGGTTGAGGTGACGGTATGAATAAAATTATTAACGGTGATTGTCTAAACTTGATGCGTGAAAACCTGGAAGAAAATAGTGTAGACTGCATCGTCACAAGTCCGCCTTACAATTTAGGAGGAGACTTTCACACAATGGTAGCAGGTAAAAGAGTGACTTACGGTGATTACAAAAGTCCTTATAACGACAAGTTGACCGAAACAGATTATCAAGATTGGCAGTTAGAAGTCTTGAACGAGTGTTATAGAGTGTTAAAGCAAGATGGCTTTATGTTTTACAATCACAAGAACCGAATTGTAAAAGGTGAAGTTATAACTCCATTTGAATGGATTCAAAAAAGTGAATTTAGTATCAGTCAAGTGTTAGTAATGAATTTGAAATCGACCGCAAACGTGGACAAGCGTAGATTTTTCCCAGTACATGAACTGATATTTGTACTTACAAAAACTAAGGGTACTAAATTGAATAATCATGAGTGTCTGACAGATGTGTGGGAAGCTAAGAAAGTTCCAAGAAGAATTAGCGGACACCCTGCAACGTTTCACGTAGACATACCAAGACGATGTATAAACGCAAGCACAGTTGAAGGTGATTTAGTATTCGATCCATTTATGGGTAGTGGAACAACCGCAGTAGCAGCAAAAGAACTAAATAGAAATTATTTAGGTTATGAAATTAGTGAAGAATATCATACAAGTGCAAACATGCGTTTAATTAACACCTAGCAACACGCACAACACGTTTTAACTATCAAGATAGACAATTGTGCCAAGGGATTGTTATGAGCTTTAAACTGATTATAAATAGCTTTTAATGAGGAGGATGTATTTTGGCTAGATTAACACTCGAAGAAACGATGAATAACTTGAAAGCTGAACTCAAACGCGAAAAAGCTAAACGTGAAGAATCGGAGTATCGACATGCGGTAACTGCTGAAGCACTCGAAAACCTACTTGACGGTAACCCATTTATTACACTTGAGTGGGCTGAATTACGGATGGCTGGTAGAAAAGCATTGAATGGAGTTGAACAAGTTGACTGACGCCAATCGTTTCGAATACCTAACCAACTACTTCCATGACCAACTATTTGCAGATAGCTGCACGATCAGTCGCACGAATTTTAATTTTCTGTTGAACAGTCATAACAAGTATTTGAAGGTGAAGGAAGAGAATCGGCAGTTGAAGTTGAAGGTTAAGATGTTAGAAATGGGGGAGAGAGTATGAACTACACAACTGTATATGTGCATTTCAACGGTGCATCAAATAACTATTACTTCGATGTGGAATTTGAAGATTTCAAAGAAAAATTTAAACGTTCAATAGCTGCGGTAGAATATTTTCAAGGTGATGATACAAGTGGTAACTTAATAACAATTTGCCCTCAACAATGTGGAGTGGTTGAAATTGTTCCAAGAAAGAAAAGTACGATAACATGACCACACGCCAACAAAAACGGGAAAAACGCAGCCAATTAATCCATCAGTTGCAACGATTGGAAATACAACATCAGTTAATTAGCGGTACGGACTTCATCATCTCTCAATGTGAAGGGTGTGAGATATGCACGAAGATACGCGCTATTGGTGAGGAATTATCGCCATCGAATGTGGATATTTGTACAGCATCAGGTTTGACTGTTGAACGGTATCACGAATTATGCAAGACAGGCATTTCAGATAAAGAAATCGCAATTGAAATCATGGTGTCGCCAAACTCTTTGAAGAATTGGAAGCAGAAATTTAATGTTACACGTAAGCGATTGAGTTTTGATTTGTCTATTGATGTCTACAATGGAATGCGTGAACAAGGATTAACCAATGCGGAAATAGCTAAACAGTTAAATACCAGTATTCGTGTGTTGGGTAGATGGACGGCTAAGAATAAAGAGATTATTAGATTGAGAGGGATGATTGGATGACTTCACCATACAACGTTAAACACACAATGCCTGTAATAGACTTTGAATGGCCTGCATTAACGGAATACGATTTAACACAAGCGAATAAAAGACCTGTGGAAGCAACAACCATAGAATTAGATGCGGAAATTGAACAATTAAAATCAGATTTAGCGTTTAATAAACAAACATTAATCAACTATCAAAATAGTACACAAGTGTATATTGATGATTATAAGAATTTAGAAGTGGATTATAAGAATAGTCAATTCGCAAACAAGAACCTACAAGCACAAGTAAACCAAATACCAGCATTAAAACGCACCATACAATTTTTGATGAGTGAGCATTTAGATATTAGGTTGGGGGACGAGTAGATGGATTTGAGTAAATTATTCGAGATGCAGAAGGCATTGGACGCAAGGATTGAGAAGGAACATCCACGAGAAGATGGTGAGGATCGTTTAGCTAAAAAGTTATTAGCTTTACAGGTTGAGTTGGGTGAGTGTGCAAATGAATGGAGAGGTTTTAAGTTTTGGAGTAATGACCAAGAACCTAGGAAGAAATTGATGGTTTTTGCTAGAGGTTCAGGTAAAACAATTCCACCTCATAAAACTGTTAATCCATTGCTTGAAGAGTTCGTAGACGTTCTCCACTTCTCTATCAGTATTGCAACTGAATTTGGTTTAACCACATACAAAACAAGATTTGGTGATTTACGCTATCACAAAAACTCAATAATCAAAACGTTTAGCATGGTTTTTCAAGATATTAATGAATTATTGTATTACGAAAACGCAGAACGATATGTTAGAGATTTCCTAGATGGCGTATTAGGACTTGGTTATAAATTAGGATTTAGCTTTGAAGAAATTGAAGCAGCTTACATTGCGAAAAATCAAACTAATCATGTTAGGCAAGACAATGGGTATTAAATGGGCGAGTGGCGACAAAGTAACCACTATTGACCGCGATTATTACATCGAAATCCTCACACAATTCAACACGAATAAATCACGCGAGTATTTCGAGAAGCTGACGGATCGTGAGTTGATTGAGAATTATGAGAAATTGATGAGGTTGGATTGATACCGCACAGAAGACTTATATAGCGAACTATAGGAGGAATTGTAAAATGCCAAAAGAAGTCGTAGTAACAGGGTTAGGGAATCGCATTGAATATGTAACAACAAATGGTAAAGGGTTAATCACAGGTAAGCGAGAGGATATTACCGAGGAAACTATAGTTGCGGTATTCACGCACTTGAAAACTGAATTTGACAGGAAACACAAAGAAGGAAAAGGTTTCGGATGTAATTTTGGTGAACATGGGAGATTGATGTATTTAGCACCTAACACAGAGGTGGTTTGGAAAGAGGAAGATGTTAAGTAATTCACAGTTCGTCCAAACTCAACGACAACTCACGCTCAACTAACTGATTTAAAATAGATTTGAAGGGGTGAAGGTGATTGAAAAACAACAAGATGCGACCTAGCACGTTCAAACACATAGAAGCTGAAATTGCATCACTGCACGATTTACGAAAAGAAATCATCAAACGTCGTGAAGAAATCATGAATCCGACAATGACAGAAGAATTAGTCGGTGGACGTTCAAATGAGCCGTCTGACCCAACAGGAAGAATTGCTACACGTTTAGTTATGGACAAACGACTAAGTGAGTTAGAACGCATTGAAACGGCTATTACGAGCGTGTATGACAAGTTAGAAGAAAAGCCTAAGTTATTGATTCATATGCTTTATTGGGCAAATCGTAAGCGTACATGGGAAGCGATAACAGAAGAATTAGAAGTGGGAAGAATGACAGGCTTTAGATGGCGTAATGAAATCATTTACGCTGTGGGTGATAAGTTGGGATGGCATTGAAAATAATACTGAATTGGTATTTTGAGGTAACACTTTTGGTTTATAGTTCTATTATGGGGTACAACCCCAACAGTTAGACACAGTCGCGAGGAGTGGGAAAACTATGGTTTATGATTTTAAGAAAAATGAGTATGTGGAAAAGGAAGAAATGATTTATCTATTTGAGTGTTGGTACTGTGAAAGTAAAGTAGCACATGGTTACAAGAAACCTACACTTAGAATGTTTTGCCAAGATTGTAAGGATAAATATTTAGAAGAAAAAGAAGAAACATTAAAAGAGTATGTGGCGTTAAAAGTTGAGGTTATGTATGAACGTGCTTTAAGAAACATCGAGAAGCAATCATTGCCGATGTTTAAATACAAAGAAGTTGCTGAAGCCGTCATTGAGTTAGCGAGGAAAGACCCTAATAAATTCGGGAGTTCACCTGAGATGATGGCAGCTATGGAACTTATAAGAAATGAAGTTCCTATCAAAATGCAATACAAGATTAAAAGGCATCGTATAGATATATTGATACCTTCAATGAAAGTAGCGTTAGAAATCGATGGTTATCTTCATCAATACCAAATATTAAAAGACAGTGTGCGAGATGTTGATTTGATTAATGAGTTTGGTAAAGGTTGGGAAGTTATAAGAATACCAACGAAACATATCGAGCAGCGTTTGGATCGTTTGGTTCCAGCAATAAAAGCATTGTATAAAGAGAAACAAAAGCTTCGCGGAATGAATAATGGTTACATACCTACTAATCATTCTAAACGTGATGAAGCTTTACAAAAGATGATAGAGAATGATAATAGGTAGCAATGACTGAAAGGTCATAACTATAAATGGATTGATAAGCCATGAGATTTAAAATAGTTTAGTCGCGCGACTCAAATTATTAGCACTGCCAAACACAGGTTCATAAAACATTCAGTAATGTGGATGTAAACAAACAGACTGCAATGGTCTCAGGGATGTACACCATTGATGACAGTCACATGAAAGCCTTGGCGATTGCTAGGGCTTTTTATTATGTACATAAGATAGAACGTTAATGGTTAATGAACATAGATAGATGAACAGGGATATGTTACACGATATCGACTCATGATGATGGGTTATCTAATCATATCGACTGCGTTCATTAAATGGTGAGTATTGTTACATACATATGAAAGGTGGTGGTCATACTGCTTTACTTGAAGGCTATTAAGTCAAATCGAGAAAGGTTAGGGTGATCGCAACACTATCTCGTTTGGTCATGCGTTAATGACTGGGGTGAATGAATGAACGAATACAAATCCATCGAACAGAAGCGCAAGTTCTACGACTCAGGGTTGTGGAAGTCTATACGACGTAAGGTAATGGAGAGAGACAACAATGAATGTCAACGATGTAAACGTAATGGACTAACAAGCATTGATGTATATGAACACACTGGCAAACGAAAGAAGATTAAGCTGGTCGTTCATCACATCAAAGAGTTAGAAGATCATCCTGCCTTTGCATTAGACATAGACAACTTAGAAGTGTGTTGTGTTAAGTGTCACAATGAAATTCATGGGCGAACACAAGAAAAGAAAGAACCACAATGGAATGATGAACAGTGGTGACACCCCCCGTCAAATTGTTTGACAAATTCAAACAACTCTAGGCACCGGAGGGGGAGTCGATGTTTGAGATTTAACTCAAATTAATCAGGATAGGGGGTGGGGGTATGGCGGTTAATATTACGAAGTTGAAAAAGCAGCTCATGGATAGGATTGATGTGGAAGATTTAATTCAAGTCGAGAAAGTCGAAAGATATATCAACATGGTTGAGTCATTCAGAAAGGTCAATCAAATAATTGAAGACGAAGGTGAATCTGTCGTCACGGAAAACGGGGCGCAACGCTTCACAAAAGCCCACCCTCTAATCGGAGAAAGAAATAAGATTAACGCTTCATTATTAAATATTGAAAGGTCATTCGGATTCGAACCTGATGACGATAAGGACAAGCCACGCTCAGCTAAAGACTTGCTATGATTTCGAACACGCACGTCGCTGAATATATTCGTCAGTACAAGTCAGGCGAGATCATGCTGAATAAAGAGCGAATCATGCTGATTGATTACCTGGAAGCACACGTACTGATTAGAGATGATTTGTATTTTGATAATGAGATGATTGAAAACTTTATCAAGTTTACAGAGAAATGGTATTTCCCTTTACAGTCATTTCAACGATTCATTGCAGCGTTTGTATTTTTGTTTCACAAATCGGATAACTCAGTATTCTACGAACAGTTTTTAATTATGATGGCGCGTGGTGGTGGTAAGAACGGATTGATTTCCGCGTTGAGCCACTTCTTCCTAAGCCCATTACATGGCATACCGAAATATAATATCTCCATTGTGGCCAACAGCGAGTTACAAGCAAAGACATCGTTCAAGGAAATATACGACATTGTAGGATCTAATGAAGTATTAGAGGAAATGTTTTATAGAACGAAAGTAGAAATTGCAGGGAATGACACGAAAAGCGTTCTTCAATTCCACACTTCAAACGCTGGTAGTAAAGATGGTTTGCGTGATGGCGCGGTCATCTATGATGAGATTCATCGTTATGAAAATTCAGATGTAGTAAATGTATTCTCTAGTGGACTTGGAAAAGTCGCAAACGCTAGGGAATTTTTTATTGGAACAGATGGATATGTTCGTGAAGGTTTCTTAGACAAGATGAAAGAACGAGCGATGAACATATTGGAAGGCAAAGATTTAGACGATCCGTTATTTCCTTTCATATGTAAGATTGATGATCCTAAAGAGCTTGATGATCCGTCAGTGTGGGAGAAAGCTAATCCAATGTTTAGCAAGCCTATGAGCTTTTACGCTAAGGGATTGTTGAAGAAAGTAATCACGCAATACAAGCAACTCGCAAACAATCCTTCTAATCGTGAAGAGTTTATGACTAAACGGATGAACTATCCTGAAGTCGATTTAAATAAAACAGTCGCATCATGGGAAGACATCTTAGCAACCAACAGACCATTCCCCGAATTGAAACATCGTACAGCAGTAGGTGGCTTAGACTTTGCAAGCATTAAAGATTTCGCGGCTGTTGGGTTGTTATTCAAGATAGGTGATGAATACGTGTGGAAGTCTCATTCTTATGTTCGTAAAGGGTTCTTGGACACGGTGCAATTAAAAGTACCTATCAAACTGTGGGAAGAACAAGGTTTCCTTACAATACTTGATGAGCCTGTAATTAACATCGCTAACATCGTTAATTGGTTTGTGGAGATGCGTGAGATATATGGAGTTAATACAATCGTAGCCGATACATTCAGACTTGATTTAGTTAAGTCAGCGTTAGAAGCAGAAGGTTTTGAACTGCAATACATCCGCAACCCTAAAGCGATTCATTCTCTCCTAGCTCCAAGAGTAGAAACGATGTTCGCTAATAAACAAATCATCTTCGACGACAACCCACTGATGAGATGGTACACGAATAACGTGTACGTCCACATCAAGAAAGATGGGAACAAAGAGTATTTGAAGAAGGATGAATTCAGAAGGAAAACAGATGGTTTCCAAGCCTTCATACACGCTTTGTTTCAAGCGGATAAAATATTGGGCGAAGACGTTGATTTCTTTGTTGGGAACATTAAGTTTTAAAAAAGGAGGTGAAAATAAATAGTGGGTTTCTTAGATGCAGTATTCAAAAGAAATAGCGAACTGGGCTTCATGTTTGATGTTGAAATGTTTGTGGATCAATCCACAAGAACGCATATGAAACGGTTAGCGATCGACACGTGTGCAGCGTTCTTAGGTCGAACGATTAGCCAAACAGAATTTAGAGTAAAGAACGGCAAGGCATATGAAAAAAACGAATTGTACTATCGTTTAAACGTCAGACCGAATAAGAATCAAACAGCTAGTACATTTTGGGGGACGTTCGTTAATAAGTGTATTTACGAAAACGAATGTTTGATTATTCAAGCTGACGATGGTGATTTGTTAATCGCTGATAGCTTCGTTCACAATGAGTACGCAGTCTTGGGAGATTATTTTTCAAACGTTGTCGTCAAGGAATTTGAATTCAAACGATCATTTAAACAAAGCGAAGTCATCCACATTCGATATGCTAACGGAAAATTAGTTCCATTGATTGATAGTTTATTTACTGATTATGGTGATTTGTTTGGACGTATTTTGAGTTCGCAAAAGCGTAAGAATCAGATACGAGCAACGGTGGATATGGATATGATTTCTGCTAAGAGTCAAGAACATCAAGCGAAGTTACAAGAGTTCATTAATAACATGTATAAGGCTGTTGATTTAAAAGACGTTGCGATTATTCCGCAACAGAAGGGCTTTGAGTACAAAGAAACCTCTCAGGGTGGTTCGGTCGGTCAAAGTGTGGACGAAATCAATAAGGTAACGAATGGCTTCCTTAATCAAGTGGCGATGGCTATAGGTATTCCAGTCAGTTTGTTATACGGAGATATGGCAGATGTAGAGAAGAACACGAAGAACTATATGATGTTCACTGTTGAAGCGTTATTGAAGAAAG